TCCTGGGGGTTTTCCTGAAGTAGTTGAGTTTCCACATCCGCCACCTGCATAATAACTGCCAGGTGCTCCTGTAATAGAAGGAATTTTTCCTTGTCCACCATCTCCACCTTCAGATGTTGGTGCTGGCTGTCCTGCTGCGTTAGCTCCTCCGCCACCGCCGCCTCTAGCGTTTCCTCCACCACAAATTCTTCCTGTTCCTCCTGGATTTCCTTGAGGGGGACTTACTGGAGGTTGATTACCTGATGCGGCTCCTCCACCGTTAAATCCTGCTCCTCCACCTGAACCTCCTGGTTGTCCACCAGTAAACTGAGATCCACCTTGTCCTCCACGATTTGAAGTAAAACCAAATCCTGATGATTCACCACCAGGGCCTCCAACTGATATTGGATAACTACTTGCACTGATAGGCTGACATGAAAATTCTCTAAAACCACCTGCACCTGCTCCAGCTCCTTCGGAGTTTGTACCTGAGTTACCACCACCAGCAACAATTAAAAAATTAGCTAAGTCTCCTGTGGGACCTGTTCCCAATTTAGAAACAGCAAATGTACCACCACTAGTAAAAGTATGTATTCTAAAATCTCCAGATTCTGTTATTGTTCCACCTGTGGCTGTGATAAAACCTTTTCCACCACCGCCGAAACCTCCAAAACCTGCTGTTCCCGCTGCTCTAGCACCTACTAAAGGCATGATTAAATCTCCTCATTTGTTGTGGAATCTACCCATCTACCGTCCCCTGTAACATAGTCTGTATAATCCCATACAGCATTTACATTATCGGGTTTTGGAATAGGGGGTATCCACTTAAAATTTGTATCTTCAATCCAAGTAGTATGTGGTCTAGTTTTTCTAAAAGCATCATTTACAGGATCGTAAATGTCACCAACTGCAGCTCTGTTATACCTTATTGCTCCATCTGGATCACATTTTTTATATGTGCAATTTGGATGGTCTGCATCAAACAATGCATGGCAAAAAGCTTCGCCTTCTGCTTCTGTAGGTGCATCTGAATCAGCAATATGTTGAACATCAATTACATTATTGTTAACGTTTAGTCTTGCAAAATCAGCCATATCTTACCTTTTAATAATATTATGCATACTGTTGTAAAGAAGCAAATGCAGAAAAAGTCGCTGCACCTGTTTTAAACACAGTGTACGTATATACATCAACAGAGTTAGTATTTCCTCCTGAAGGAGCTGTACCGCCCTGCCATTCTGGAGTTATAGAGGCTCCATCAACTTGAACAGCTGAATTGTAATATGCTGTACCTCCATTTGTCACTAAATGAGCAATTGTAATTGACTCACCTGTGTCCATAATTGAATCTAAAGAATTTGTACCATCTCCTCTGATATTTAATGTCCAGTTTCCTGAAGCATTTGAAGTATAGTATAAAACAGCTTGTGTTGTAACATCATAGTTTACAGTGCCTGAAGCAGCTGTAGCTGTTACAGTTGCTTTTTCAGCAACGTGTTCAATTTTACCAGCACCATTTAATGTCACTCTGCCAATACCTTTTGGAGTTAAATTTAGATCAATGTTTGTGTCATCACCTGTTGCTGAAACTTCAGGAGCATTTCCTGTAGCAGCATTTGTAACAGTGAATTCATTTACTGCAGAAGCAGTAGTCGCAAACTTGATTTGTTCTAAATCATTTTCATCATTAATAGAGTTTCCGCCATCAATTAGAATGTTGTTACCGTTTGCATCTAAATCACCACCTAATTGAGGTGTAGTATCTTCCGAAACATTTGCTAAAAAGAAAACATCATTAATATTTGTACCATCAGAATATACTAAAATAGTTTTACCTTCTGGAATAGTAACACCTGTTCCTGAAACAGTTTTAATAGTTAAAGTGTTTCCTGATCTTGTAGTATTGTCTGCAACAATGTAAGTTTTTTCAACTCCATCTGGAACATTAACTACTCTTGTTCCTGCTAGTGTTCCTGTTAAAGATAACACCATGTTTCTAGCATTAGACAACGCAGCATTATCCATAGTTAAAGTTACATCTGCTGATGCAACATCAATAGCTTCATAACCTGCAATTGCTTGTTGTATTAAATTTAAATTTGTATTTGTTTTATCGCCCCATGTACCAGAGTTTTCCCCTGTTACCATAAGCTCTAGTTTTAAGTCTGTAGAATAACTTGATGCCATATATAACTCCTAATATTCAATAATTTTAATCTTAAGCTGCCGCTTTGTCAACCACACTCCAAGTAGTACTTGCATTTGGATCAACTACAGCCCATGCATTTACACCCATTGTACCACTAGTTACAGTAGCTTCCAAGCCTGTAGGTATAATTAATTGACTTATTCCAGCAAGCACATCTCCCTGCTCTGAAGTTAATAATTGACCCGTAATCTCTACCGTAACATCTGAAAAGGCATTTTCATTACCTAATAAAGACTCTAATTCTTGACCAGTTAGTGATAAATTTGCATCTGCAGTAATACTTACATTAGCTGCTGTAGTATTAATGTCTTCTCCTGTAACAGGAACATCAATAGAAGGTGTTAATACTGTATCTGCTCCTATCGCAATATCTGTACCAACAGATTGTCCCCATTCTCCATTACCCCAAGCTTCATTACCCCAAGGTTGTGCTGAAGCTGTTCTAACTTGTACTTCTACAACTTCTCCACCAAACGCTTCTCCAATATCGAATCTTGCAATAGTTACTCCTGGAGCATCATCTACTATATTTGTAGATCCATTTGCACCATCCATGTGTAACAAGAATGTTGTATTTGAATCTGGTACAAACGCTCCTGTAGGTTCGGTGAAACTTGAACCTCCGTATCTTGCAATATTTGATAATCTAAATTCATCAATGTAACCATTAAAATCACCAAAGCCATTTTCACCAATACTGAATCGACCATTATCTTGTTTATTACTTGTAGTAGCTGTATCTTCTAAAGTTCCGTTTTTATATAATCTGTGAGTGTTTCCTTGTCTTTCATAAGACAACATAGTCCATTCATTTGCATTAACAGTAACTGAACTACTTATGATTGTTGATGGATTTACAGTCCAATAAACTGTGCTACCTAATAAATAAGATTGTTCTGTTGTACTTGTTCCTGATTGCCAAATACCTTTGTAACCTGAAACACTACTTGGTCTGATCCAAACATCAACTGTAAAATCACCAGAGCTTAAATCAACATTTGAATTAGATTCTACATAATCATTTGTACCATCTAATAATAAAGATGCTGTTCCAAATTTAGCTTGAGCTGTAGATAATTGTGCTTGGTTATATGCAGTAAACTCAACTGAGTTTTCAGATCCATTAGTTACTAAATATTTAGCTTCGTATTCTAATTGACCTGTGCTTCCTGTTAACTCTTGTCCTGTAACATCTATATTAGCTGTACCGATTAAAGTAGGATCACCTGTTTCTGCAGTAGCCTCAGAACCTGTAGTATTGACTGATGCTGAAGCCGTAACAGTTCCAACACCACTAGTAATAGTCATACCGATGCCTGTAACCATTGCATCTGGTGCAGGGTCAACGGTTCCTTCACTTATAGATAATTGATTTGAAGTTAATTCTATATTTGCGGTACCAACTAATGTAGGTTGAGCAGCAATAATTGTAGTACCGTCTCCTACACCCCATTGACCATTACCCCAAACTTCATTGCCCCAAGGGTCATTTGAAGGTGAGGTTAGTTCTACTGTTACAAGTTCTCCAGCAAAAACTCCATCTGTATCAGATGTTAATTCTTCACCTGTTGCAATTAGTGATACTGAAGTTCCTGCAACAACTCCATCTGTATTAGATGTTAATTCTTGTCCTGTTGTATTAGTATTAGCATCTGCAGTAATACTGACGTCTTCAGTATTAGACGTCATTTCAATACCTGTTTGAATAATATCTGGGTTAGCTAAATCTCCCCATTCACCTGCACCCCAAGTTAATCCACCCCAACCAATATTTATTTCATTGGTTACAGTTACTGATGCTAGTGTTGTATTTAATTGTTGACCTTGTGGAAGAACAGAACCACCAATACCCCATGCTTCTTCTCCCCAATTTTTTCTACCCCAACCTTTGTTAAGGATAGCTTCTACTGATTCGTTGCCTAATGTTAATGTAAGTTCTTGACCTGTTAATGAGACGGTGACATCGGTTAGTTCACCCCATTCATTAATACCCCATTGCTTACCACCCCAACCTTGTTCTGGATAAGCTAATAAAGTTCCTGTTGTTAAAGATAAAGTATTACTACTTGGGGTGATTGTGTTTAAATCACTCTCCCATGAGTTGGAACCCCATGTATTTGTACCCCAAGTAGTTGCCATTCATATTCCTGCTCGTTATTAAGCGATTCTTAATATAGCAGCGGAAGATGTAAATGCTGGAAACTGAATAGTGAAAGTTCCACTAGTTGCAGTTTTGTCTGATCCAAAATCTAACACGCATACCGCTTTATTAGATTCACTTGTATTGTAAATTAATGCTCCTCTAGCTGTTAAAGTAACACCTGTGAAAGATAAATCCGCAAAACCAACAATTGCTACACCTGTGTCTAGAGCTGTTTGTTGAGATTGTAGAGTTCCACCACCTTGAGTGTACTCTCCTGAATCACCAACTTGTCCACCTGTACTGTCGCCAGGATATGCTGTTGTTGCTGCTGATAAGTTTGCTGTGTTTTCGTATAAAGCTAACTTAAATTCGTCTCCACCACTTTCAAAATCGTGAATACCTTCTAATATTTCTTGTTTGAATGAATTACAAACTGCTTGTGCTATTGCCATAATAATTACTCCTTATAATTTTAATTACTTTTGTCAGGAGATGGTGCCTGAACTATTATTCTAGGTGTACCATCCTGATACTCGTCTCTACGTCTTCTGCCTACTTGCTCCAACGCAAAACCTTGCATAGCTACATTATACTTGTCTGAATACAATTTGTACATATCTAAGGGTCCTTTTAAAAAACCATATGCCTCTACTAAAGTTCCGTACAATAGTAACTCAGGTGCATTATCTGATAGATAGGTAGTTGTATTTGTAGCTGATAGATGATCAGGAGTATAAATATAGCTTAATTGTACGTTGTAGGCTTGATCTGGAGTAGGAGCCATCAAAATAGTTGTCTCTTTCCACATCGCATAGTATTTAGGCACTCCTGTAGCTCCTGTTGAATTATATTCAAATATGAAGCTAGTATCTTTAGGTTCTACGTATTCTTTGGTTGTAGGAGACTGATTAGAATCCTCTACTAAAAATGATCTAACAATAATTGCTCTTCTAGTGGAGGTTAATCCAGAACTAGATGTAGCATTAGGTAAATCTAAATAAGGTGTATTTGCTATAAGTGAAGCTGTTGCATATTCTCTAGCGTAATCTGCATCTACTTCTCTAAAAATCTTTAATTCGGTATCTCTAATAAAGTCTTCGATAATAGAATCAGTTAAAACATTTGAATCTACTTCTGTATAATCTCTAACTTTTTGTAATAATTCTGCGTATGTCATATTATGTAATTACTATTGTAACACCTCCTATAGATATTCCCGCTTGTCTTTTAACATTTTCTTCATCGGGAGATGTACCAGGTTGCATACCATTAGATAAGTATTGTCCAGGCCAGTATTGTAAATCAAGTGATGCAGTAATACTAGTTCCTCTTGATGTATCAGGTCTAGCTTTTTTTAAAGCTTGAGGATCGGCAGCATGATATTTAGGATCTAATTGCGGATGCTTTTTCTCAAACTCCGAATAATGGACAATGGAACCATTCCATTCTTTTACCATTTCTTGATAAGGAAACTGCATTCCTGATCGATCAGATATTGATAAAGCTCTACTACCTTTTGCAAATCTTCCCATAATTTATCCTTGTGGAAAATAACTTTCTGGAGTTATAAATAAACTTGTTCTAGAACCATCTTCATCTAAGGCTCTTTTCATTTCATCTTCGTAAGACATTTTTAAAATTTCCATTCTTTCTGGAGAACGTTTCATAGCTAAATAATAAGCTAATCCAGAAATCATGCATGGAATAAATCTATAAGATACATCTGCAGTGTTTGTATAAGCACCTGCATCTTCTATTCTATTAATAGAATAGTATTTTAAATAAGTATACGTAGATAAATCTGGCGTTTGATATAAATAAATAATTGGTGTTGTCTGCCTATCTACATAATATTGAGAAGGCTGTCCTTGAACACCTTTGTTTGGTAAAGCGGCATAAGCTGATCTATCGATTTTAGATAAAGTTAAGTCATTAGTGGTTGTTCCAGGAGTTCCTCCTGCAGTTGAGATATAAGCTTCTAATACATCACTAACATTCGTTGGTACTGTATAGTTTGCCTGACCTGCAACTAAAGCAACTTCATTTAAAGCTACTTTCCATAAATGCACACCTCTATTACCCCATTCTGAAAATAAAATATTTAAACTTCTTCTAGCTGATTTAATATCATGACCAGAATTAATTCTCATACCTATTCTCTCATAGGCATCTTCTACTATCTCATCGATAGATAAATCAAAAGATGTTGTGCCGCTTGTAGCCATTATTTATCTTTTTTCTTTTTCTTCTTATCCTTTTTTTTCTTCATCTCTTTACCGTATTTAGCTTTTTCGGTTTTAAGAGAAGACATTCTAGCATAAGCATTTCCGCCACCTGGCATAGTTTTCATCATAGTTTTTCTCCTTATATTAAATCTTTATAATAGTTTTGTTGTATAGACTTAGTATACACTAAACCGCCTGAATTTTTTTCTTCTACTTCTTCTTTTTTAACAAGTGGAATAGGTTGTGTTACTTTATCTACAGGTTTTACATTTCTTGTTGTTTTATAGTCAATGTAATCTTGTGGGGTAGTTTGTTGTGCTGCCGCTATTGCCTGTGAAGGAGTTATAGGAATCATTCCTCCTACAAAAGCTGTTCTGACATTAGTTGGCTTAGGGCCAGTGTTTGGGGCTGCACGTTTTCTGGCAACAGCACTCGCCTTTTGCGACTTTGTCATCCGAGTGGCTTTTGCAAGTGGTACGCACTTTGGATATTTTCTTTTTGAAGAGCTCGCAGACTTTCGTCCACACTCTTGATAAGATA